GTGGAAGATGGAAGCACAGTATCCAGAATTTGAAAAAGGAATAACAAAGAAAGGTGTAGTACCTACATCACAACCAGAGGAACAATATATGTACAGTCCAATACAACGAGGATATAATAAGGGAGGAGTAGTTCCTTCTGGTGTTTTAAAACGTTCCCCAGGTGCTGATGCTTACTTAAACGAGAGGACAGGTGAGTGGATACCAGGGGAGAAATGGATGGTGAATCCTAGAATACCAAAAGGTCTTCTTAAACGTTCACCAGATACCTGGTTTTTTGAAAATGGGAGGACAGGAGAAAAAATGTCAAGATTTATATTAAAGCCGCAGAAGGTGGTTCTGTGTACGATATCGAAGGCTCTATGTTAGCCCCTGAAGAACCACTAAATTTTGATGAAGAGATGCCTACGGAAATGCTTATGATGGAAGAAGAAGCAGAGTTGGGTTTATCACCAGAAGACACGGAGATATTAAGACAAGCAATGTCTGATTATCCAGAACTGGAAGGTATCCTAAATACTATTAGTGCAATATCAGGTGATGAGTTTACTGGGGACGGTGCAGTAGAAGGAGCTGGTACAGGAACTAGTGATTCTATTAATGCTAAACTATCTGATGGTGAGTTCGTATTCACAGCTAAAGCAGTTAAACAATTAGGTGTAGACAAGTTACGTAAGATGATGGACAAAGCAGAAGGTGAATATGATGAATCATCTATGAAGCAAGAGTATCAACAAATGGATGATACAGGTTTTGCTAAAGGTGGTTTCTTTACCCGTCCTGATTATCAACACGGTGGTATGCATACTGAGAAACCTCAAAACACAAAACAAGACTCTTTCTGGGGCGGTGTAGGTTCTTGGATTGTAGACAAGTTAAATAAACTAAATGAAGGTAGACAGATTAAATCTAGTGTCGTTCACGAAATAGCTAAACAGCAAAGAGAACAAGAATCTACAGCAACAGCTGACGAACAAGGTAACGAAGTTCCTTGGGATGATGGTTCAGCAGGTATGTATACGAGCCCAGACAGAGATTCTATTATGGTACGCGGTACTTTTTAAACAAATAACATAACAATAAATTTTATAAACTAACTACAAACCCCCAGTCAAACTGACGAGACATAGACTGACTTTGTAGTGATAGCCCCAAGGCTACCTTTTACTAAGTAAGAGCACCTTGGATTTTAGTAACCCCGAAAGCCACCCAATACATTATTATGTGTCGGCACTTAATGGAGGTCAATATGACAACAGCAACAACAAGAACGGAGGAAATCCAACAACCACAAGCAAACCCTTATAACGCAAATAAGAAATGGGATAACAGTAACAAAGACGCTAAGAGAGGTCTTTCAAATGCTAATGATTCCTTAGCTTATCGAGCCCCTCGCAATGAAGCAGTAATATCTAATGGTAAAACACCTATCTTAGAAGAAGAAAAAGTTACTACAGATACTGCGAATAAAGAGGCTACCTCGGTAGACGATACTTATAAAGAAGAGCCTAATGATAAATTCAAGAAGGTAGACTTTAAAAAGCGTTACGATGATTTGAAGAAACATTATGATAGAAAACTAGGAGACTGGAAATCTAAAGAGCAATCCCTTAAAGCGGAGATGCTCTCTAATCGCCCTACCTATACCGCACCTAAAACCCCAGAAGAACTGGCTACTTTTAGAGAGGACTATCCTGATGTTTATGATGTAGTAGAAACAGTAGCACATATGAGAGCCGAAGAACAACTGTCTGATTTACAGTCACAAGTTCAAAAGCTTTCAGAGAAAGAAGGCGTAGCAAATCGTAGAGCAGCAGAGCAAGAGCTCCTAAACCTACACCCTGACTTCACCCAAATCAGAGAATCTGAAGAGTTCCACGATTGGGCACGAGTTCAACCTGAAGTAATTCAGTCTTGGATTTATGAGAACAACGGAGATGCTACATTAGCTTCTAGAGCTATTGACCTATACAAACAGGATGTTGGAATTACTACTAGTAAAGCTGGAGCTGTGTCGAAAAAAACCAGTCCACAGAAAGATACGAGAGGTTCAGCTGCAGATGCAGTATCAGTCAAAACGAAAGTTGAAGACCACTCACCTCAAGAGAAACTGTGGACAACCTCAGAAATCGCTAACCTTTCTGTTGACCAGTATGAAGAGTATCAATCGGAAATCGATGCTGCTTTTCAGACTGGGAGAATTAGAGAAGGTTAGTTTAATTAAGTAATGATAGATTATACCCTAGCAATAGGTTGTTTGATATCTAAACAGGAGAAATATTATGGGCTTTGAAACTGGTTCATCAATGAACTTCGACCCAGCCGTCGCGGGACAAACTAACTCGTCTTGGCTACCAGAAGTTTTTTCAAAGAAAGTACAAGTTGCTTTCCGTAAATCAGCAGTAGCTGAAGCAATCTGTAACACTGACTATATGGGTGAAATCGCTCAGTTCGGTGATACAGTTAACATCATCAAAGAGCCGCAAATCAGTGTAAATAGTTACACTCGTGATGCAACTCTAGCTAGCACGGACCTTACTGACGAAGAATTAGTTCTTCAAGTAGACCAAGCTAAGTACTTCCAGTTCGAGGTAGATGACTTAGAAGCACGCTTCTGTAAACTGGCAACAGATTGCGTCTGATAACGCAGCATATAAGTTGAAAGATGCTTTCGACTCTAACGTATTATCTGCAGCTGTAACAGGTGCAACAACTAATACGTATGGTACTGCAGCAGCACCTATCGATGTTGGTCACGATGGTTCAGAAGTTGACCCATTGAATGTTCTAGCACGTCTTGCTCGTCAATTAGACGACAACAACGTACCAGAAGAGAATCGTTGGGTAGTAGCATCTCCTGCATTCTACGAAGAATTAGCACAAACTAGTTCTAAGTTAATGTCAGTTGACTACAACCAAGGTGATGGTGGTCTACGTAATGGTCTAGTTGCATCAGGTTCATTACGCGGCTTCAAGATGTATAAGTCTAACAATATGCCTACTGTAACAGGTACTGGCTCTTACACAGGTGATGCGTTGCCTACTGTATTAGCAGGTCATATGTCAGCAATGTCTTGTGCTCAGTCTTTATCTACTGTTGAGACAATTCGTTCTACTACTTCATTCCGCGACATCGTAACTTTAGAGGGTCTTTCGGGGCTCTCTATCCAAATTATATAAGAGGAAAGAATGGCAGACGTACAAACATACTTAGGATTAACTAATGAAATATTAGGTGAACTAAATGAAGTCCAACTTACTTCTTCTAACTTTGCTACCGCTAAAGGTATTCATAAGTTTGTTAAAGATGCTATTAATAGAGCATACTTCGACATCGCCAATGAGAACCCAGAGTTCCCTTGGTTATCATCTGCTTGTGCTGGTGTCGGTAATCAAGAGTACGGAAATGTTTTTGTTGATTCAGTTGCAGGTACTAGATGGTATTTCTTAAAGAAACACTCTAGTGGTTCTCACGGTACTGCTAAAGACTTTGGTCGTATTGATTGGGATAACTTCTATCTGACTACAGAATATGTAGGTACTTGTTCTACAGGTATAGGTTTATGTTCTGATGCTGCATACACTACAGCTAGTACTTGTGTAGCCGCAAGTGGTACGTGGACAGATTATGATAATACAGATGATTGTCCTGGTACTTGGACTACAACACATAGTACTCCACACACTAGACAAAACTTAAAGTTTACTTCTATTGAGACTTGGAAGAAACACTTTAGAGAGTCAGATGATAATGCTAAAGATACAGCAACATATGGTCAGCCTACTAAAGTTATTATGTCCCCCTGTGGTCGTAAGTTTGGTTTATCCCCATTACCAGATAAAGCATACAGAATTTATTTCTACGCTTGGGAACAGATTGCAGAACTAACAGCTCACGGTGATGAAGTTAAATATCCAGAGCAATGGACAGCGGTACTATCCGCAAGAGCCCGTTATTATATCTGGCAGTTTAAAGAGAACATTCAATTAGCTGCACTTGCGTTAGATGAATATAAGAAAGGTGTTAAGCTTATGAAACATTATACAGGTAAGCCACAACCGTCAGTAATGACCGATGATAGAATAAGGTTTGTATAAGATATGGCAGCTGAACAAGGAATAGCAGTATCGTTAGGTGGGGGTCTCGATAAGACTTCTTCATCTTTTGATATGTTTAAAACTCCTGGTGCTGCTACACGACTAAAGAACTTTGAAGCATCTATTCACGGTGGCTATAGAAGAGTAAATGGATATAGAAAGTTTATGTCCAGTCCTGTTACTGCATTATCTATAACAGATGGTGGTACTAGTTATGGTGCTACAACAACAATAACAATTACAGATTCAGAAGGTAATGGTACAGGAGCTACAGGAACAATAACACTTGTTTCTGGAGTTATCACAACAGTTACTTTGATTGGTGGGGGTAGTGGTTATCAAATAGCTCCTACAATAACTATTAATGACTCAGGTTCTAGTGGCTCAGGTGCTACACTAACAGCTACTATTACAAGTTCATTAACACCAGCAGGAACGACTGCCCCGTTAAAAGGCATTCACGCACATAAAGAAGGTGGCTTTGCTTGTCAGGCGGGCGGTATTTATTGGTCTGAGTCTGGGTATGATTGGATACAAGTCAATAAAGATTATGGTTCTTGTTCAGCTGGTGGCTATACGACACAACAATCTTGTGAGGAAGCTGATAAGGTATGGACAGCTTCTTGGGGCACAGCTGCAGATTTAGCGTCAGCGACAGTTGTAACATTAGATACCTCAGGTAGATATCAATTCACAGAATATATCCCTACAGGAGTAGATACACCACGTATAACAGCAGTTAATGGTGCAGACGCTCCTGTCTATTTAGAGACTAAGTTAGTAAGTGGTGTGCGTAATTTTAAATTTCACAGGGGTTTATATGATGCCTTTGGACTTTCTAAGACAACACCAGTATATGCTGATATTCCTAAGCCACAGTATTGTGTTACTCACGATGACCACGTTGTTATAGGTGCTTGGTCAACTAAGCCAGAGACAGTATATTATAGTGATAGATATGACGACTCCGCATTTACAGGTGCATCAGCAGGCTCTTTAAACGTAGGTGATACAGTAACAGGTCTTAAGACTTTCCGTGATGCCCTTGTTATCTTTTCACTACATAGTATTAATAAACTTGTTAACATTAATGTAACAGCAACCATTGCTATTATAGACGTAACAAGAAACATTGGTTGTATTGATGGCTTTAGTATCCAGGAGATTGGTGGTGACTTAGTATTCTTAGCACCAGATGGTATTCGTACAGTTGCCGCAACAGCACGTATTGACGATATTGAATTGTCCTCTATATCCCACAAGATTATCCCAGTAATCAATGAGCTAGTAGTTGATGTTAATAACTATGATGTCTCATCAGCTGTAATCAGAACACAGAATCAATATAGATTATTTTTTTCAAAGAGTACTACATCTAAGCTGTCACAAAAAGGCATTATAGGAACATTTAAGATTAATGCTCAAGGTATCCCAGTATGGGAGTGGTCAGAATTAAAAGGTATTGAAGCCGCTTGTTTTACTTCTAACTACAACACGGAGAATGTTGAGATGGCATACCACGGTGACTACGATGGTTATGTCCATTTTCATAACGTAGGTAATAGCTTTGATGGTGATAACATCTCAGCAGAGTTTAAGACACCAGACATTGACTACGGTGATGTAGGTATTAGAAAGACATTACATTACATTAAGTTATCTATTAAGCCAGAAGGTGATAGTGATATTAATATGGATGTTAGGTATGATTTTGAAGACCCTGATATATCACAACCAGCAACATTTTCATTAGGTACTTTATTAAAACCAGCATTATTTGGTGTTGGGGTGTTTGGAGTTGCTAAGTTTGGTAGCCCAGAAGTACCAATGAAGAAAGTTAACTTATGGGGTAGTGGTTTCTCTAACAGTTTTAAATTTTCAAGTAATGATACAAATCCACCATACTCTATTCAGGGTATGTATATAGATTTAATTCCATCAGGAAGGAGATAAGGAATGGGAGCAACATACACAAGGCAATCATCGTTTAGTGACGGAGATACTATTAATTCAAGCTTATTTAACAATGAGTATGACCAATTAGTATCAGCATTTGCAAGTGCCACAGGACACACACACGATGGTACAGCAGCTGAAGGTGGTGTAATAACTAAGGTAGGTCCAGCACAAGAGCTAACGGTCTCAGGTAGTTCAGTATTACCTAAGACATCTAATGCTATTGACTTAGGTTCTTCTACTTATAAGTTTAAAGATGCTTACTTTGCAGGTAACATAACAGCAGATGGTTCTATTACCTACAATGGTGACATAGTCTTAGGTAGTGATGCAACTGATACGCTAACAATCAATGCTACTATTCAAGGTAGCTCTTTAGTATTTGAAGGTGCTACAGTAGATGCTTACGAGTTAACTCTAGCTATCCCTGATGCTACGGCAGATGTTAC